TATTCAAAAAATAATTGTCCTTATTGTACTAAGGTAAAATCTGTGTTAGAATTGACAGAACAAAAACATGTTGTTTATGTCCTTGATAGGGACTTTACAAAGGAAGAATTCTATGATAAATTTGGAGAGGGATCAACCTTTCCTCAGGTTATTTGTGACGATAAACAATTAGGAGGCTGTGTTGATACAATCAAATTCCTCAGAGAACAACGAATTATCTAAACCCGTAATAAATAAAAATAACATTCATGTAAATCGTGGTGTTGAACTCTTGCTTAATGGAGGTAAAAGAAAGCAGAACCAATTTCACATCATCTTTGAAAAGATGGTTTGCTTTCTGAATCGGGAAGTTACCGTCTACTTTGAATTTTCTTTCAATTTAAAAAAGAAAAAGGTAGTTCCCAGGAGGAAAAACAATGTTAGCAGTTAGTTTAGTTTTTGGTTCATTTTTAACCGTGCTTTTTTTAATTGTAGGACTTATAGGTGGATGGACTGCTAGAGAATACATGATGAACTATCGGGAAGTACCAAGACCTCACCCCGAAATGTTTGATAATCAGGGAAATCTTATTCCAGATGAGGTCATAGCATTTAATTTTGAAAACTATTATGACGACAACGAAGAACACGACGAAGAAAACTAAAACAGTTACTGTGACGGCAAAATCTTCTACTAATTTAAATCTTCCGAAAAATCCTTTTATGTTTGAGATTCTGGATTTGGTTTCCAAACAACGAACTAAGGCAAAAAAAGTTGAAGTTCTTAAAAAATATGAAGAACTTTGTTTGAAAGGAATTCTTATTTGGAATTATGATGATTCTGTAGTAACTCTTCTTCCAGAAGGTGAAGTTCCTTATGCAGATCCAGAAGATCAAGTTACTTATAGTGGAACTCTTTCTACAAAAATTGAAGAATCAATTCGTAAAATATATGAAAATGGTTCTTTTTCATTGGGAGCCGGTGATTCGCAAGGTAGAACAACTATTCGTAGAGAATTTAAAAACTTTTATCAGTTCGTTAAGGGTGGAAATTCGGGTTTGAATAGTATTCGTCGAGAGACAATGTTTATTAATATCCTTCAAGGACTTCATCCACTCGAAGCAGAAATTCTGTGTCTGGTGAAGGATGGAAATTTGGAAGATAAGTATAAAATTACAAAAGAAATCGTATCAGAAGCATATTCTGATATTCAATGGGGAGGGAGATCCTAATGACAAATCAACTGGGTGATGCACCCGTTAGAAAAACAGAAGAACAAATGGAGCAATCTAATATCGAGATTGAAATTATTCATCCTTCAAAATATGGATGTGAAATTCTTCTTGAAAGAACTACGATGGATAAAGTAAAAGATAAATCTTTTCCAACTGATGCAAGAATTGTGAGATATGTTATTGATGGTAAAGAATATATCGATCTTACAAGAGGTAAAAAAATGTCTAACATTTTTGATATGTATTATGATAGATTTGGTCCTGGTGCAGTAAAGGCAATTGACTTTGGATATGGTTCAGTCAATCCAAAGATGTGGGGTTACAAAGCACCCGAAAAGAAAAAGCGAAAGTGATTTCCCAAAAGGGGGGAAAAATTTTCCAGGAAATTTTTGGTCTGTAGGGTTTTTTAAAAAAATGACTAAAGGATTTAATGTCGATTCTGTAGAAGTTGAAATGTCAAAAGGAGACATGAAACGATTGATTAAAAAATATAAGAAATTAAAAAAATTTCAAAAATCCAATCTTCATACGATTGAGACACTCGGAGGAAAGGATACAATTATTGAAAAATTGATACAAGAGTCCGATGGGTATGAATTGTAACACATGTTACAAACTTACTTGACTATATACTAAAGAAGGTATATAATATACCTATCGTTCATCAGAGGAAACTCTGACGCAAGTAAGTCGCGGAACGGAGCCGTTCATCCTATGTTAGAATTATTTTTACTTGCCAAACAACCCGATATTCCTTGTATTCACATCAAGGAAGTTATTCAGGTTGTGAGAGAAGCTAAAAATGTTTCTAAAAAAGAAAAAAGAAGAATCATTCATAGAATTGAAATAAATTCTTCTTGTAAAAACTCATAGGACGCAAACGACTGAAGGAACGACTGAAGGAAACACTTTTATAAATAAAAGTGTACGTTCATCCCATCAGATAATGAGGCAGTGCTCTAAATGTTCTGAATATAAACCTTTATCTTCTTTCTACTCTCAAAGGAAAGTATGTAAAGAGTGTTATAACAAGTCCCGCAAGGATAAGTATAACGGTGATAAAGAATTTAGAATTAAACGAGCAAAACAAATTCAACAGTATAAAAGTGAGAGGGAATCATCTGATAGTGAATTCTATTTAAGAAAGCATCTATCAAGAAGAATTAGACAAACTTTGGTAAAACAGGGTGAATCTAAAATTCTCTTCAATCAATACGGTATTGATGTAAACTCAATATTGTTGAATATTGGAGAAAGACCTTCTCCAGATTATCATTTAGATCATATTCTTCCAGTTTCTGCCTTTGATTTTACAGACCCATTTCAAGTATGGGCTTGTAATCATAAAGATAATTTAATGTGGTTAGATTCTAAAAAGAATATAGAAAAAAGTGATAAACATTCTCCAGAAGATCTTTTAAAGTATCTGCAAGAGATGAAATCTGAATGGGACGCAAGTAGAGCATAAGGGAACGGTACGTTCGGAAAGGAAATCATCTCAACCTTTCTGCGTTCTATGCTCCAAGGAACGGGAACTCGGATCACCCTACGGGGTTAAAGGAGAAAAAACTACCCATTCTTTTAGGAGTCAATCATGAACACACTTACTATCATCAAAAGGCAAATCGAAAAGAAAGCACGTCTGCATGATGCTCAGATTCACATCACCAAATATCGTGGTGTTGATTATGATACTCGTTGTGTAGAAAGCAAAGAACCTCACGGTACTTTCTGCTATCGTGGTCTTTCATATAGCAAATGAGGCAATTATGGAAGCACTACAAACTGCAGGGTTAATTACCTTGGGATGTGTGACCATAATGTCTTTGTTCTATGGTGAAATCGTTCTTCTTAAGAGAGGTTGAGAAACCTCTCTTTTTTTATATTTAAGTAACAAAGACACAAATGTTAGTGAATTAACACAAACTTGTATAGATAGTATAGAATTAGGAAAAAGCATATGAAGTGAAAATCATGCTTTTGTTATAAACATATTAAATTGCGGGAGATGAGATGCATGATCGACTATCTCGTAATCAATTAGCAGAATGGCGTCATTTTGAGGAAACCGTAGACAGATGTAATGACGAATTAGATCTGATAAATGATTACTTCGACTGTTTAATTGAATGCGATGAGGACCAAGGAACTTGTAAAAGAATTTGTAAAATTTTACTTAATGCGGGGGGTTGACTACCCCTCTTTTTTTGTGTAGAATGTTATGGTGATATTCTATTTTATATGGAAAAAGAAAGACTCAAACTAATAGTAAAAAATTTAGAACTATTGGTTGATTCTCTTAAGGCAGAAATATTTTCCGATGTTGATGCCTATACTGATAAGAGAGAAAATTATGATGATCATCCAGAGTCTAAATATGGAGATTATGATGAAATCTACAACGATGATGATGGTTACCCAGACTAAAGACTTATGACAGTAAAATTTATTAGCATTACTCCTGATGCGGAGAAAATGATGGCATATGTTGCTCGCGTTAGTAACCCCTCTAATCAGGATAATGAAAAGTATTCTGGACTCTTGAAATATTGTATCAAGCATAATCATTGGAGTGTGTTTGAACAGAGTTATATGACTCTTGAAATTTCAACCACACGGGCAATCGCAGCTCAGATATTGCGTCACAGAAGTTTTACATATCAAGAATTTTCTCAAAGATATGCCGATTCTTCACTTTTGGGTGAAAAAATTAAACTTCCAGAATTACGAAGACAAGATACTAAAAATCGTCAAAATTCCATTGATGATTTAGATGAGTTTATGGTTCAAAAATTTCAGATGCAAATGAAGACTTTATTTGATTCTTCAATGGCACTTTACCAACAAATGCTTGAAGCAGGAGTGGCAAAGGAATGTGCAAGAAATGTGCTTCCACTCTGTGTTGGCACAAAAATTTACATGACGGGCTCATGTCGCTCATGGATTCATTATATAACTCTGAGGTCTGCAAACGGCACTCAGAAGGAGCACATGGACGTTGCACTTGCATGTAAGGAAGTGTTCAAAGAGCAGTTTCCGTCCGTTTCAGAGGCACTGGAGTGGATCTAAATACCGTTATATTGAATTCATAACAATGGCAACATATCCTGTAAAGAATAAAGAGACTGGTGAAACTAAAGACGTTGTAATGAGTATTCACGATTGGGATCAATGGAGAGACGATAATCCTGATTGGGAAAGATACTACACCCCCGAAAACTCACCTTCTTTTGGCGAGGTTGGTGAATGGAAGGATAAACTTCGCAAGAAAAATCCTGGTTGGAATGATGTATTATCAAAAGTGAAAAAAATGCCCGGTTCATCTATAGATAAAATTTGATATGGCAAGAAGAAAAAGAGCATCTGCAGAACAACCCATCGGGGTTGGACTCACTACAAAGCAGATGAAGCGCAAAAAACCACTGAGTCAAGAATATCTTGTAGATATTGAACCACTTTCCGATAATCAAAAGCGACTTTTTGATTCGTATAAGGAAGGGAAGCATATTGTGGCATATGGATGTGCCGGAACAGGAAAGACTTTTATTACCTTGTATAATGCACTAATGGATGTTCTTTCCGAGAACACTCCATATGAAAGAATCTATCTTGTACGTTCTCTTGTGGCAACCAGAGAGATTGGATTCCTTCCGGGTGATCATGAGGACAAGGCTGATATTTACCAGATTCCATATAAGAATATGGTAAAGTACATGTTCCAGATGCCCAGTGATGCAGACTTTGAGATGCTTTATGGTAATCTCAAATCGCAAGATACAATTAAGTTTTGGAGCACATCATTCCTTCGTGGAACAACACTTGATAATTCAATTGTTATAGTTGATGAGTTTCAAAATCTTAATTTTCATGAACTGGACTCTATTATTACCCGTGTTGGTGAAAACACTAAAATCTGCTTCTGTGGTGATGCCAGACAATCTGATTTAACAAAATCAAATGATAGAAATGGTATTGTTGACTTCATGAACATCTTGAGAAAAATGCAATCTTTTGATATAATAGAGTTTGGAGTGGAAGATATTGTTCGTTCCGGATTAGTCAAAGAATACATCATAGCAAAAATAGAAGCAGGTTTTTAATGTTTAATCATGTTGATTTGAATCTCCCTCGTCTTGATAGAGAGACTATTGATGGAGTTCGTTATTATAAAGTTCCTAATGATGAAGAACTTATCCGATTAGTCTCTATCACTTCGGTGACCAGTCATTTTAATAAAGAAATTTTTGTTAAATGGCGTAAAAAAGTAGGAGAAGAAAAGGCAAATAAGATTACCAAGGCTGCTACAAGTCGTGGTACTGACATGCACTCACTAACAGAAAACTATCTTCTCAATATTCCAGAACTTCCAGAGGTTCAACCCATTTCTAAGTTTTTGTTTGATATTGCCAGATCAGATTTAAATAAAATTGATAATATTCATGCCTTGGAAAGTTCCCTATATAGTAAACAACTTGGTATTGCCGGAACGGTTGATTGTATTGCCGAATATGAAGGCGAACTAGCAATAATTGATTTCAAAACATCCAAGAAACCAAAACCACGGGAGTGGATCGAACACTATTTTGTACAGTGCATGGCATATGGTTGTATGCTGTACGAACTGACAGGCATTTCTGTCAAAAAACTTGTAATTATTATGGCTTGCGAAAATGGAGAATGCGTCGTCTATGAAGAACGAGACAAATCAAAATACATCAAACTTCTTACCCAATACATTAGAAAGTTTGTTGCAGATAAATTGGAACTCTATGGAACCGAATAAAGAATTAGAAAAAGTAATAGAAAAAAAATTTCTCACACCATCAAAGTTTGCCCTTGAAATTGAGGGTATTGTTTCGTCTGAAAAGATGAACTATATTGATGCCATTGTTTATTATTGTGAAATTAATGAACTTGAAATTGAATCTATTGCGAAATTAGTATCCAAACCATTAAAAGAAAAGTTAAAGTGGGATGCCACTCAACTTAATTTTATGAAAAAAACATCGAGAGCAAAATTGCCCTTATGACTGTGACTCCCTTTGAAACCTATCAACATTATTTGTCACTTAAAAATCATTTTACAAATCCAAAATACGATTTCTTTCGCTATGGTGCCAAAACACGAGCTACCGTAGCGTCTTTTAATAAGAGAAAAGATAAGTATTTCTTTGAAAAAACTTCCCGAAAGTATTCGGATAATGAAGTTGTACAATTTTTAGTATCAAATTTTATTTCCGCCGATAACCCACAAAACTTATGGATTGGAGAAATTATCAATTCTGGAGAAAGGACATATGCCGAGTGGATGAAACGACAGCAGAGTTTGACTTACTTGTTCAAAGAACAAAGCAACGAATTACTATCGGAAAACAACTTAGAAAGTCTATTCGATTGCTCCAAAGGACACCCACCAGTTCTAAAAGCATTTCTAGGAGGACAACTATCGTTGGAAAATTTTGTGATTTACGAAAAAATATTCCATTTTTCTGATAAATTCGATAAAAAATTAGATGATCCGGTGTGGGAAACCGTTAGTTTAAAAATTAAAAAATATATACCCTTTCTAAATATTGATGTGTTCCAATATAAAAAACTTTTAAGGAAAATCGTAAATGAGTGATTTTTTTAATTCTGAAATTATTCAAGAGGCATTAGAAGAAATTAATAATCTTCAAGAAAAAATTTATAGCACTGCTATGAATTTTGGCACCATGTCTCAAGAACAAAAATTAGAGCATATTGATATGATGACTAATCTTTTGGAAAAACAAAGGATTATGTACACTCGATTATCTCTTTCTGATGATCCTGCCGCAGTTGAAATGAAAGAGAATCTCAGAAAGTCTGTTGTTCTGATGGGATTCCCACCGAATACGGACATGAACACACTGTTCTCAACCATGGAAAAAACTGTCCAATCTCTCAAGGACTATATTGACGCTTGAGGGCAACCTTGCTATAATATCAAAGTCAATCCGACAAAATCTAACTAATCCGAGGTAATCCGAATGTCTTTTGCTGATCTTAAGAAGCAATCTAAACTGGGCTCCCTGACTGCCAAACTGGTCAAGGAAGTCGAAAAAATGAATACCAACAGTTCCGGCGACGAGCGTCTGTGGAAACTGGATGTTGATAAGAGTGGTAATGGTTATGCCGTTATTCGCTTTCTCCCTGCTCCCAACGGTGAAGATCTGCCGTTTGTGAAGCTGTACTCTCATGCCTTCCAAGGTTCTGGTGGATGGTACATTGAGAACTCCCTGACTACTCTGGGACAAAAGGATCCCGTGTCTGAGTACAATACCACTCTGTGGAATAACGGTACGGATGCCGGTAAAGAACTGGCACGTAAGCAGAAGCGTAAGCTGACTTATGTCTCTAACATCTATGTGGTGAAGGATCCTGCTAATCCTGAGAACGAAGGCAAGGTATTCCTGTATAAGTACGGTAAGAAAATCTTTGATAAGATTACCACTGCTATGCAACCTGAGTTCGAGGACGAGGAAGCAATCGATCCGTTCGACTTCTGGCAAGGTGCCAACTTCAAGCTGAAGGCAAAGAACGTGGCAGGTTATCGTAACTATGACTCTTCAGAGTTTGCCGCAGTCTCTGCTCTTCTGGACGACGATGAGGCAATGGAAGGTATCTGGAAGAAACAGTACTCTCTTGAAGAGTTTGTTGCTCCCGATCAATTCAAGTCCTATGATGATCTGAAGAAGCGTCTGGATTATGTCCTTGGTAATAAGGGCACTCCTAAGTTTCAGGATCAGGAGACTATCGAGGAAGAAGAAGAGTTTCGCGCACAGAATCGTGGAGACTCCAATCCCGTGCCTCAATCCATGAAGAATGAACTAGATTCTTTGAGTGAGGGACGTGACTTCAACAGTCCTGACATCACTAATTCTTCTAGTGAAGATGAGGATGATGCATTGAGTTACTTTGCCAAACTTGCCGAGTGATAGAGAAGGAGGGTTAATACCCTCCTTTTTTATTTTATTCTGGTATTTTCTGTTC